CATATGATACTTCTTTTAAAACATTGAAATTATTACGTACAACAGGTTTACCTTCACCCCAGAAAGGAGAAGATAAATCTTGTATTTCATTATCCTCATCTTCAGTAAGTTTTAATTCTATGCTTAAAAGTGAAGTATCTTTAAATAACTGATATGAATATATATTGTCATTTATAATATCAAAGAAGTCTTTAACATACTGTCTTTGTATTCTATTATCATTTCTTATTAATTTTGATATAGTTAATTTATCTCCCCACTCAAACCATTTTAATGAATTAATTGCACTACGGTAGTTACCAACTTCACCCTTAAGCTGCATATAATTCATAAGATATTCTTTAAGTTTCTGATAATATATTTTTTCATCAGGAACATCAATATTATAGTTTGAAGAATAAATTGCTCTTGTAATTTCTTTTGGAAGATAAATACCGAAGTTTTGCCCATTTACAATTAATTCTTCTGCTTCATCTATAATTTCTGCAGATACTGTTACAGGGCACCATTCATCATCAATATTAATTAATACATTAGTACTCCATATACCTGCTTCTGGTGAATTTACAGCTACATAGAAAGTATTAATAAGATATAATTCTTTTTGAATATGAATATTTGTTAATGTATCTCTGTTTTCTTCAGTTACAAGAACTTCTCTTGTATCTGTAATAAGTTTGACATATTTAAAGATTGCGCCAATTTCAATCTTACCTAACAAAATATTTTCATTAGGATCTACGTCATGATATTCATTATCTGAATCTAAATAATGTACATCTAATAAATCTTCTGAATTATATACATCACCATTATATTCTTTATTAGACACTACATTGATATAAAAAGTTTCAGTACCTATTTCAATAGGATTTTCATCATCACTTTCATCTACTAATGCACCTTTATAGTTATTCGTTGATAAATCTTCTGTATAAGTTATTTCATTTGATGATTTAATCTCAGATTCAAATAGTTCAATAGAATCATTTAATGAATTTATATTAAGAAGTTTATTTTCTATAATATCAGAATCGATAATATGGAAAATATTAGAATTTTCAATTTTAATATTTACATGAACTTCATCATTTTCTTTAACCTTTGTAACAACTCTGATTGGCTTAAAATAATAATTATTTACTGAAAGCTTTGAACTGTTTTCAGAATCAAACCAGAATATGTATGGTGTTTCTTGGTATTCATATCCAATAGGATATTGATCATAATGAGTTAAAGAAAAAATATGTCCTGTTCTGTCTATGAAATTCATATTAAACTATTGTATTGATTATATATAAAAATAAAAAAGGTAGATTAATTAATCTACCTTTATAATTATTCTTGCAAAATTTTCCTCGTTTACATAAACCAAATATTGTTCCGTTCCTAATAATTGATATGATGTGTTTTCTGCAATAATATCTTTATTATATTCTATTGTTTTTAATATTTCTGCTACTTTATCTTTATCAGGTTCAAATTTATCAAAAATTGTTTTATCGTTAGCAGTATTTTTAACTTTATTTAGAATTGCCTTAAATTTCTTTACTTCATTATCTTTAACCCATTCATATATTCCCATAGTAATTGGTCCCAAATCATCTATTTCATCTGGATCTGTAGGCCATAAATCATCAGGATCATCATAATTATCTTTAGCTGCTATTCTACCAAATAACCAAGCGATATACCATGCAGCACCATCATATGATGAAAAACTATAAGTAGTACTTACATTTTTATTGATTTTAAGTTTTTCAGTTATATATTTATTTAATTGTTTCATATTAATACCAAGTAATCCATTTAAATTTTTTAACTTTATCAATATATTTGAAAAGCATTATTAATCGTAAATCGATAAGTTGTAAAAATGTAACAAGCACTGCATTACCTTTAAAAAGAATCTTTGGTAATGTTTTACTTAATATACCTTCTGAAGCATAATCATACTTTTCAATTTCATTAACAGAATTGAATTCACTAAGGTTTTCTTTTCTTTTATTTGTTTTATTCTTTATATCCATTATGATAAATCAAACTTAGGTAAATAAGCGTCAATTTTTGTAAATGCATCATCTAATGCTTTCTTAGCTGCTTCATATGATGTTTTTTCTGAATCATATGAATTACCCTTTGCCATTGAAAGCTTTGTTCTTAAATAAGTTTCTAATAATGTAATTATACCGTTTCTACCAGAATAATATCCATTATGTCCTCTTCTAGTGGAAGATATCCATGTTTTTTTACCTGATAAATAAGAAAGTAATGTATCTACTTCATATTCATATTTTGCATATTTAATAGGATTCTTACTTAATTCAGCAGATATCTGTAATATTTTCTGTGTATATTCTGTTACTTTCTTTACATATTCATCATTAGCTTCTCTATCAGCTTTTATCTTAGCAAGATATTTTTGATATCTTTCTTTATTTTCTTTTGCAATTCTTTCATATTCATATTCTCTAACATCATCATCATTTAATGGATTCATTGCGCCAGAAATTGCTGCATATCTTTGATTTCTCTTTTCTCTATGAGCTTTTTTAATTTCACTTACATCTGCAAATAAAAATTTCTTTGTTAAAAAAGATTCAACTTCACTAGGTTTAAATGATTCACGATGAAAAGACCAAGTATTTGTAAAACTATAATAGTCATTACCATGTTCGCCGTCTCCTGCGCCGATAAGTACACCTCTATATTTAGGAGAATCAGGATCAGTAGTATTTAAAAGTATAATAACGCCAGGAAATGAATTGCTTCTGTTTGAAGTAATTCTTTTAGCAAGTTTAACGCCTTCTGGATCTTCAATAGAATATTCCTTAAACATATCATCAGTTATATCAGACCAGCTGATACCTGTCCATTGACTTGTAAAGAGTTTTTTAAATGTGGCGCTAGTATCTGGACTTCTATGATAATGTTCTTTATCATTTTCAGCTTCTTCTTTCTGTTTTTTAATTCTATCATTAAGCTGATCAGATATTTCTTGAAGAATTTTTGATTTAAATGCTTCTGTAATCATTGAATTATTAAACCAATAATCTTTCTGATATTCTAAAATTGTTTTCATATATATTAATTTTCTTTATATTTCAAAATTTTAATTACTTTAGTACCACGATCATCAGTAGTATCGCCTATTTTATATTTACCATGATTATAAAAATATCCATATTGATTTTCATCAAATCCAAATTGTACTATTGCGATATCTGATTTATCTTTTTGACAAGTTAATTCAGCATCCCTCAAACATTTTTTATAATTTTCATTTTCAGACTTAACTTCTTTATCAATATGAAGTTTTTCTAATATGTAATTATTTATATCTTTCATATTATTTCTTAGGTACTAATTCAACAACAGTTGCATCTGTATTAACTGTATCTCCTACTTTTTTATCATCTACATTCTCTTCAACACCATATAAAGAATCCTTTGTTTTATAAACAAGATACTTTAAATCGGTCTGATTATGCTTTCTTTTAGCATACATAACAGCTTTCATTAAGCCATCAAATATAGATGTCTCTGCATTCTTATTTATTGTAAGTTTTTCACTTATATAATTAAATAAAGTTTTCATATATATTATGCTTTTATAATTTCTACAATAGTTTCATCCCAATCATTTTTATCCCCAACCTTGTGATGTTTATAATTACGTCCATATGTAAAAGTACCATTTTCATCACGGGCAATATATTGGTCATAACCATCACGTTTAGCAGTTTCTTTGGCATTTTTACGACAAAGATTTAAAGTAACTTTATCATCAATGCTGCTACGTTTATTTATTTTAAGTTTTTCAACTATATATGTAGTTAACTGTTTCATTTATTCCAATTTTTATGATTTTTCCAATATTCTTTAATATGTTTAAATGCATCTTCTATCGTAGGTAACCATGGTTTATGCTGATCATTTAACATATTAGATGCTTTTGGATATTTATAGTCTCTTTTATATTTTGCTGATCTTACTTGTATTGTAAATCCATAATTACGTATTTTTTGAATTCCAATAAAATTCATTTTTCCATTAGTATCAGGCCATCTTAATGCTACTACATTACTTATAATAGTTGCATTTTTCTTTGAAGCGCCATCAATAATCTGCATTGGTAATTCTGGAAGTTCTTTACTTAATTCTACACATTTTTCTTTTTCTTCTATTGTAAAGTATTCATCTTTAATTCCAAACTTTACATCAATATTTTTTCCAACTTCAGAATCTTTATTTATTTTAAGTTTTTCTATTATATATGTATTAATTGCCTTCATATTACTTTAAAAGTTTTCCTTTCTTTCCATTATAAGTTTCTACTTCTCTTAAAATATATTCTCCTTTCTTATATGGATATATATATAAAGTTTTTTCTTCTAATCTTTGTTTAATACTTCTTTTTTCATCCATGCTCATTTCAGAAAAATTAACATGATATGGAGAAGAATTTCCGCGAGCAGATACACTATATGTATTACTATTATGTACTGTTGTGTGTTCTATATTTAATGTCCAAGGTTCATCATTAAAAAATACTATAATTTCTTCAGGTTGTTCATCTTTCATAATTTTCATTATTCTATAAACAAAGAAATTATATGCAATATCTAATGCTTTTAATTCTTCTTTTTTATACTTTGTAGGATTATCTAAAGCAATATTCTTCCACCAGTATCTTTCTTTTTCGATTTCTTCCGGTGTTTTAGGTTTAACTTTAGAATCCTTATCAATTTTTAATTTTTCTAATATATATAAATTAAGTTCTTTCATAATTAAATAGCATTAGTATTATAAAAATATCCGACAGCATGATTAGAAAGAATCCATTCATGTATCTGCTGCATTTCTTCATTAGCCATATCTCTCCAAACTTGGTAATTAAGTGTAACGCCACCAGGAAGTTTGAATTCAAATGTACCCATAATAGTAGCCATACTTCTAAGGCCTAAACAAACACAATATCTGAAGAAATAGTAATTCTTATAAAGATCCTGAATTTTAATTCTTTGAAATACATCAAGGATTAAATCAGAATTACCAAGAGCACCTTGTATAACTAAATCATTACTAAATTCATTATAATCATATGTAAGTGGGGCATTGAACATATATTTATATGTATCAACTTCATAAAGAGCCCCCATAACATCTGTAAGATTATAACCATTACCGGAACCGAATACATCAGAAAGTGATCCGCCAGCTCCAGATGCAAGTGCGGAATTATTAAGAATCATTCTTTCTAGGGAAAAGTCACCCATTACACCATAGTTAAATGCAGCTGTTGTTTTATATACACCTACTACAGAAAGAATCTGCTGTGGAAGCTTAACAATATTATTAGGACCACATTTTTGAATTTCTCTGTTCGGTAAACAATACCATTTATGCTGACATGCTTGGTCATCATTCTGCCAGAAGTATTGTGCAGCCTGTAAAATAAGTGGTGGAATGGCAGACGGAGGAATAGGTATATTCAAAGCACAGCTTTGTGTAAGTTCCTGTATTATTCTCTGTATGAAATTATAGTCAATCTGATCTTCAATGTTTTGTTTCTGCTTAATATATTCTTCCATAGACATTGTTTGATCTTTTTGACTATTGTTTTCTATATTATTTATACAAGAATTGCTCATAAATTAATTGACATATTTATATATAATAATAAAAATTGATAGTCATAATACTATAAAATTGACCGAATTTAATCTATGAGAAATTCTATTTTTTATAAAAATACAGGTGCTGAAGGATTTTAATGGAAGAGAATAGCAATGTTTTTGGACAATCATATAATTTTGCAAAATACCGTCAGTTAAATGAAGTTTTAAAGAATCAAGAAAAGAAGTCTATTTCTGATATTCTTTTAGATTTTACTGAAATTTCAAGTAGTTTTTCAAATATTGAAAATGAACTTAACAAACATAAATATGTTTATTCAAGTGCAAGATTTGATTTATGCCCTTTAGATGAACAGAGAAATTTTGTTAATGATCAATTACAGTTAATTGAAACTCTTGTAACTGATAAAATTTATTTTAATGAAGGTATTGTTTGTAACTGGTATGATATATATGCATTAATGCATGACAAGAACTATGCTGCTGTAGATAAATTAAATAGAAAAGTTGTATTCTCTACTGCAAGTACGAAAAGACCTATCGGTATGGAATCATTCAATATGTGGAATGGTTTACAGATTATCGATATTGATATCAAAAATGCAGAGCTTGCAAATCAGTTAAAAACAGTTTTATTCAATGAGTTAAAGACATTTCATTGGTTCCTTGGTGTATGTTTATCATCATCTAAAAGGTCTCTTCATGTCTGGACTAAAATAACACCACTTACTAATGAATTAAATGCAAGACGAATTGAATTCAGATGCAATTTCCGTCATAAATATTCATATATCTATATTACACTTCTTAAGTATATAGATACATTTGGTTATACAAAGGAAGATATTATTTCATATCTTGATAATGCTATGGCTAAACCTCAGCAAGGTATATTTATTGCTGCAGATAATCAGGCATATATGAATACTAATTTTGTAGATTTAAGACTTGATGCTGCTTTTGAAAGTGCGATTAATAATGGTATTGAATCTATAAACTGGATCACTCATCCTGATCTTAAATTAGTATTTAATAAACTTGAATGGTTTGAAAATGATACACTTAATGAAAATAATGTAAAACATGAAAGTGTAGAAAATATAGATGATAGAGATTTAAAGAAATCAAAGGGTCCACGTCACTATAAACATAATCAAAGATGGCAGCTTGCAAATACTTTGACCGCTTTATATGGTAAGGAAAAAGCATTAGAGATTCTATGTGAAATTTGTGAGGGTACATCACGTAAAGAGCTTGTTGGTGATGTAACAACGGCATCAAGACATAACAAACCTGTTTCAAAATGGGCAATCAATATTCTTAATGAGAATCATGGATTTAACTTGAAGATTAAAGAGGATATTGATGAAACTAAAAAAAAATTAGAAAAGATTGATGAAGAAATTAAAAATGCTAAAGTAGATTATGATCCAATTTTTATACTTAATGAGCATACAAACAAAATCAATCTTTTTTTGACTAAGGATCAGTATTTAAGTGATATTAAAGATCAGATACTTTCTAATCTTTCTAAAATTACTTTGTTGGAAGCGGGAGCGGGTTATGGTAAGACTGAAATGATTAAAGCATTTAAGTCTAAGGTATTACTTATTCTTCCTTTCACTTCAATTATCAAATCTAAGATTGAATTAGATGAAAATACATCAGATTGGTTATATTACTATGGTTCCAAGAAACCTTCTCTTGATGAACTTGCTGGTCCCAATTCTATGTCGATGACTATTGATAAATTCAGTCATTTGAATCTTTATGAAATAGATGCCGCTGGATTTGAATATATAGTAATCGATGAAAGTCATCTTTTATTCACTAGTTCATATAGAAATGTTATGTCTCCTACTATTCAGAGACTTGCTAACTGTAAGGCAAAGGTAATATTAATGACCGGTACACCTACAGCAGAAACCTTATTCTTCCCTAATATCAATCATATCAGGGTAAAGAGAGAAGAAACCCGTATTAAAGAATTTAGTACATATCTTTGTCCTACAGAATGTGAGGCTGAATGGGAAATGGCTAAATCTATGGCTGCAGATATCATAAATGGTATTAAGATTATTTGGCCTACTAATAAAGGAAGTACATATTTTCAACAAATTATGAAACTTGTTGAAGAAGAACTTGGTGTAGATAATGTAAAGAAAAATACTGGATGGAAAGGTCCTTTAAAGTTTTTCTATTATAAGAAATCTAATTATGGAGATGAATCAATGGATAATATTAATAAAAACAAATCTATTGGTGATAATGATATAATTGGATGTACTACATATCTTTCTGTTGGCATCGATATTTGTGATACAAAGAAATTTCATGTATATTTTAATGAACCAGCGATTTCACAGGATATTGAACAGTATGCAAACCGTTTAAGAAGAAATGATTTGTATATTAAATTATTCCTTCCCAGAAGTATCAGAGGCACTTTAATGGATTGGGATTATACTCGCAAACTTGACTTATCACTTGATGAGAAATCATTAGTTGTTGTAAGAGATTATATCAGAACTGTAAATGATATGGTTGAAAGAAATGTTGATGAAGCAAAATATAATCCTATGATTATGTCTTTGATTTCTGTAAATAACTATATCAAATATGATGAAATCGATTGTAAATATTATATTGATGAAACAGCATATAAATTAAGAATATTCGAGGATAGATATACAGAATATGCTAAGCAATTAAATGTTATTAAGAAAGGTATGCAGTATTATGGATATACTATTAATACTATTACTACAGAAGATATACAACCAGAAGAATCAAAACTTAAATATGAAGATTTAAAATCAACTGCAAAACATATGAGATGGAATGAAAATACAGCTCAGGTAAAGGAATATCTTTCACATATTACTGAGGATAATATTGACCTTTATAGGGAAATAGTAAGAGGTAATTATGGTATATTTAAGGATCCTGACGAGAAATATCAGGAAATCAGAGGTGAGAATAATCTTTATTGCGCAAGTATTGAAGTACTAGAAAAGAATACACCTATTATACTTTCATTATACAGATTCTATTCTATTGATACAATTAAAGATATATATAATTATTGTATTGATTCTAAAACAAATAGAATTAATTATACTAAGATTGACAGAATTAGAAGGTTTGTAAATATTGAGTATAATAAGAAAAACAATAAACTTGATTTCCCTATTGTTAAGTTTGTTAAGGAAGCACAAAAGTTTGCAAATGAACATCCTACTGTAACTCAAAATGATATTAATGTATGGCTTGCGAATTATACTGTAGCATATGTTAACAGTATTCCTGATTTGGTAGTTGATGATAGTGATTATCTTGAATCAATGTTTAGTATTGTTCAAGATCTTTGGAAAGTAGTTGTAAATCAAGGTAGACCAGGTAAGGAAGGACAAATCCTTATATCTCCGGTTGATTTAAAGTGGGATAGAAAGGATTTAATAAGAGATACTTATGGTACAGAAACTACACATGAATTCTTTATTCAGAACCTTGAAGATGAAATGAAGAAGGATATTTCTGAAGAAGTAGATGTTCCTCTTCCTGAATTTGATAAGAAGGGTAAAGTTACTCTTGAAAGTATTAAGGGAGATATTAAGAATATTGTACATGAAGGATTTGACTATTCTGTATATTCAGAACAGGATAATTCTAATGCAAGATTCATTAACCGTCAGAATAGCAGCCGTAAAGATGATTTAATGAAGAATTTGAAAGAAGAAACAGATAAAGTTGAAAAAGAAAAAATTGAGCAAAAAGATAAAGATGATTACAGTTTATTCTCAGATAAAGACTTAAATAGTGAGGATTTACCAATTTAATTTTTATTTTTATGTACAAGATTATATATAGAGTTAAAAATGGATTCATTACAATTAATAAGCTCAATTAATGAGCGTATATCAGAGTTAGATACTAAAATAGTAAAAACTTCTAAATCAGCATCTGTAGCATTTTCATACTTATATTCTAAGATAAATGAATTTAATAAAACAGATACTGATTTAGAAAATAAAATTCAATTTACAAATGAAAGGTTAACATATCTTTCTTCTAAAGCAGACATAATCGGTAATAATTCTTATTCATATTTTGTTACAATATCTAATGATTTAGATACTGTAATAAATAGTACAGTTACTACCACAGTTAAATCAATACAAGATGAACTTGATGAAATAAGAAAAGATATTAACGAACTTAGAGAAAAATTAGTAGATATTGAAAAAGTGCCTGAAAGATATATTGTAGTTAAGAAAGAGAAAACTACATTTCGTCAAATGTTGAGTAATATTTCTGATTTTTTCTTTAAATTATTTCATGCTAGAAAGATAAAGCAAGAAAGAATTGAACAGGAAAGATTAGAACAAGAAAGACGTGAAATAGAAAAGCAGGCACAAATTGAATTAGAAATACAAAGGAAGGTTGAAGAAGAAAAGAGAAATGCAGAAGCTAAAAAGAAAATTAAAGAATTAATTAAGAAATGATAGCATTATTGATAGTAATATTATTAATCAGTTTAGCATCAACAGGTTTCTGTATTTATACTGCAATTAATATAAAGAATAAAACAGATATCATAATTAAAAACAATGATGCTGTTACTGAATTATATAAAGAAATAGCAGATTTAAGAAAAGATATTATAGATTTGAAAAATAATCCTGCTGAATTTACTAATAGATTTTCTGTTGTAGAATTCCGTTTAAAGAAAATGGAAGATATACTTTCTACATTTAATAACGGATTCAGATATAATGAAGCTTGGATGCGATAATTAATTGCGATATTTTGCAGATTTTGGACTTTTAAAATGCGATATTTCGCTAATATTCATGTCCATTCTGTGATATTTTATTAATTTCATTAATAATTTTCTCACAATTAATTACTTTATATATATCTTCAATGGTCCAGTATGATAACTCGAAATCCTCGGGAATTATACTGGTCCATCCTTTTTTAAATGAGTTTTTAAATAAATTTTTTTCTAATTCTTTAACTTCATCAGGATACTTAAAATTATCAGAATGTATTGCTTTCCATAATGTTTCTACACTTATAAAATGATCAGGATTACCATCTTTAAAACAGTAAGAAGCAATTTCAAATGGATCTAGTGTAATAAATTCTTCTTTATATTTAGAAAAATCCTTTTTATATACATATCTATATAAAGCAGTCGGTCTGAAATCAAATTGTCCAACTTCATCTTCTAACAAATTTTTATTACGTTCATCTGTATGATTTAAAATCATATTAGTAAACATAATTTTAGCACCTACTTTATATTTAGATTCATTTTCCCTATAATCAGGGCACCAATATCTGAAAGCAGTATATAACTTATCCCACATAATCATAAAATCACATTGTACATATTTAATTTCGTCCATATCTTGATATGGATACTTAATTGAGATAATGTATAGAGATTCCATTTGGATTGATTCTAGGTACCCGAAAACGTCATTTATAATAGTATTTAATGCTTCTATATTCTGACAATTAATAGCAATATCGATATCACCATTATAATCATCATCTTTTCTTTTACCAACAGATCCAATAAATAAATAATCAAGATCAGGATATTTTTCTAAAATTTTATCCATTATTTCTTGTTGTATCTTAGGAGCAAGACTGCTTTTTATTGGTTGTGTATTTAAAAAGACTCGATTACTCATTAGATTTAATTATTTTTATATATAAATAATATAGGAATATTTATCATATGAAATCATTAAAAGAATACCTTATAGCTGAAAAGCTCAAAATCAATAAAGATGTTAAAACTGAATTAATGTCTGTACCTATTCCTAAATGTGATGAAGATGGATCTTGGAGCGTTTCTGATTCTAATAAAATTTGGAAAACTATAAAGGTTCCATTTAAGAAATATGTTATATTTATTGACAGATATAGATTTGAACATGCTCATTTCGCAGTATTAAGCGATTTCTTATGTCAGCTTACTGGATTCCAGAATGATTATGAAGATTATACACCAGATAAATATGTTTTATATGCTTCTGATGAACTTGATGATATATTTAAATGGTATGCTAAATATTTAGATATTGAAGGATTAGATAGTGAACATGAAATAGAAGGAAGAGTAAAAGGTAAAACCGCAGATGGAGTAGGTTTTCTTTTAGATATGTTAAAAGGTAATTGGAAAGAAAGTGATTTCTTTGGTAGTGCAGATACAATTCCTACTGAGAAAGATTTTAAAAATTGGCCAGAATATTTTGTAAAACATTATTAATAGAAATATAATATTATAGTAAATGCCGGACGTTTCCCAACGTCCGGCATTCTTGTAAAACAAAACAAACATTATGAAATGCAGTGAGAACCACCACACTTTGTCGGGAAGGATAGGATTCGAACCTACGTAGGTTTAACCAGCGGACTTACCCATTGAAGTATCTGATAACTTCACCATATGAAACAGTCAAAGGAACAAACGTTACAGTACAAAATCTCCGCCGCATTTGACCACTTTGCTACTTCCCGATAATAAACAGCTTTCGCTGAAGGATATTACTCCTCAGCGAAAGTGTTCTCAATGCCTTCATAAGCTGCGATGTAAGTAAGGAAGTGCTCACTCCATCCGCTAATTTCAGCAGTCCATACACCTCTGTAATTTACACCCTTGGTGTGGGCAGAAATATCACAGATGTAATTATATTTTCCGAAAGGTTTAGGAAGTTCCTTACTGTAATCACAATCCTGAGAGTCAGAGAAAATGATTACTCTGTCAAATCCCTTACCATAAAGGTCCTTGTTATCCTTACACCAGTTAAGGCACTGACGGGTAAAAATACCACCCCAACCGATATGACTGCTTGTAGCAGTAATCTGTTTTGCAAGGTCAAAGCCCTTCTTAGGATACTTAATCCATTCAGATGCCTGGATTCTGGTACCGTCGTTACCAGCAGTAGCTACAAGTTCAAAGTCTTCACACTGGTTAGCTGCAAGCATAGCCATTGCACAAGCCTGATCAAGTCTACTGAAATTGGAGCCAGAAGAAGTAAGGCTGCCCATTGAACCTGATACATCGACAATAAACAATGTACGACCTGGAAGTTTTGGAAGATTCTTGTAAGAATTTATCATAGCATCAGAAATCTGAGTATTGAACTCAGGAGCAAATCTTGCTGCTTTAAGGAAGTCAAGAGGAAGA